ACAGCGGTTCGAGAACGGGGTGCTGGTTTCGGAGGAGCGCCGGGTTGTTGACGTCGTCAAGGCGTTCTACCGGGGGCCGTGGAGGAAGTTCATGATTTTGTCTCAGGACGGCATGGACGAGTTGCAGGAGCGTCTCGCCGATCGGACATTGGGCATGCAGGCGGTTCGCGTCTTGTTTGCCTGCATTGGCGAGATGAATCGCGACAACGAGTGCCGGGCCGGGCGCAAGGATCTGGCGCATCGGCTGGAAATGGCCGAAAGCAACGTCGCCAAGGCGCTTAAGGATCTGGTCGAGGCCGGGTTTTTGGAACGGCCCCGGCTGAAGTTCTCGCCTTACGTGGTATCGCCGCGGCTTGCCTGGAATTCGAGCACGGCACGGCTGCGCGAGGCTTTGGCGACCCGTGGCTTGCTTGATGACAAGGGCATGATGAAGTCGAAGGAAGCGGCATGAGGTGGGCGCGCGGCGAGGTCGAGCCGTTCCGCCGCACCGATTTCCGCGAGAAAGCGCCGCCAAATCTTGGCTCGACCATTCCGGCGGCGCCGGTCGTGGCCGAAACGCGCAAATTGATCGTCGCCAACCAGGATCTTTACGATTTGCTCGACGGCCTCGGCTGCAGCATCGTGGTTGTCGGCTCCGATCTGCACATTTCCTGCGTTTCGCGGGCCGATACCGACAAATTGCTGGCGCGATTCAAGCTTCGCGGCATTCACGGCGTGATTCGCAACAAAGTCATGCTAGCTTTAGCTGAGGAGGGCGCAGATACGTCGGTTTCCGGGCGTATTCATCCCCTTCGGGGCGGTTCCGCGTACTCCCGTGCACGGAATCGCCCTTTTCGTGCTACTAGGCCGCATGGAACCTGAGAATCCCGGGGGCGGGGCCTCCGTTCCCCCCGAACAAGCGCAGAACAGCCACTGCGCCCCCGCTCCCGGGACACAATGGCAGTGGCATCCGCGACACATTGCCGCACCCACGTGCTGGTGTAAGCCGACCCGCGACCCGGACCACCCCCAGGTTTGGCTGCACCACGATAGCGTGCCGGTCTAGGCCGTGGCGGGAGATCCCATCCCGGGTCTCGATTGGCTGTCTAGCCTTCTGGCCCAACTCAACCCGGTCGGTGGGGCGGAAGCCGCCGAGTTTCCCAAGATCACCATCCCCCGCCAGATCGGCCGCCCCGAGCCGCCATTTCGGGTGGAGACGGGGCCGCAGGCCCCGGCCGACCCGAATGTCGCGCAGGCTGATTCCTGGTCGTTTTACGAGCAATTCGGCCGTCCCGGCATCGCTGAGCGGTCCAATCGCAACTACAGCCAGCCGCCGCGAAGGCTGCAGGACCCTTACGCCGTCGCGGTCGAGCGGCAGCAGGCGCAAAAGCGGCACGACGATATGCTGGCGGCGGCCGGGCTTCCGGGCGCTGGCGCGGCAATGTCGGGCGGCGCGTCCTCCCCGGGTTCCATCCCGGGCGGCGGCGGCTTTATGGACCCCGACTATTCCGCCTGGGCTAGCGTCCCGCAATCGCCCTTGGGGCGCGGCGCTCGCTTTCTCGGCGATCTGATCATGGCGATGGGGCGCGGCGCGTATGATCTGGCCAGCGTCCCCTCGCAATTTGCCGAGGGTTCGCGGCCGATGGGCGACCCGGCTGCGTCCGCCGACGCCGCCGCGATAGCACTGAGTACCCTTGTTCCTGCCCGGCCGCCCGGCAGCGCCGGGGTGGGCTTGCCGAATCTGTGGCACGGCGCGGCCCGGCCCTTGGAGGGCAACCGCTTCGACCCCAACCGCATCGGCAGCGGCGAGGGCTACCACGGCGAGGGGGCCGGCGGCTATGCCAGCGAGTCGCGGCCGGTGGCGGAGTGGTATCAACGGGCATATGGCGAATACCCGCCCGAATTGGTGGCGGAAGCCAAAGCCCGGCTGGCCGAGCAATACCCGGCTGGCGCCCACGTGTCCTCGAGCGGCGGCTGGAGTCACTACTTCAAGACCGGCGACGAGGCGGATCTGGCGGCGTTCCTGAAGAAAAGCCAGGGTTTGGACCCGCTGCGCAATCCGAGCGACTGGGTCGCCGGCGCCTACCGCAACATCGAGGATTTTAACCCCGGTAAACCGGGGGCGCTCTACGAGATGCGCTACCAGGGCGCCGACACCGACCACTTCCTGCGGTGGGATCTGCCGCTCAAGGACCAGTCCGCCTATGTCCGCAAAAACCTGGAAAGGTTGGGAATCACCGAGGGCGGCATGGTGCCGTACTCGCGCGGCCAAGGACTGTGGGAGTACATCGAGAAGCCGGAACAGTCGATGGCCGACATGACCGGCCGCGACATCTACGAGCATCTGGGGCGCGAGAATGCGCTTGATCCGGCGCAGCCGCTTGGTGGCACAAGGGGCGATCCTGCTGTGGCGCAGCTTCTGCGCGAGAACGGCATCAGGGGCACCCGCTACCCAGCCTCCGAGTTTCCCGGCAATGAGGGCAAGTTCAACTACTCGATCTTCCAGCCGGAAAATCTGAACGTCTACAAGAAGTACGGGGTGGGCGGCGCGATTGCGGGCGCTGGCGCGCTTGCGGCCGGCGAAGCCGGCGCCGCTCAACCGGACGCCGACCCCCTCGTCGCCGAGTTGCGGCGCTACGGCATCATCCCGCCGCCGATCGGGGCCAATGTCCTGGGCTTGGGCGACCAACGGAACGGGAACCCGTAATGGCGGCGGCTGCGATGCGCGAACCCGACAAATTGACCAGCGTCGGCATCGCGGCCAGAAACCAGACCATCGCCGAGGTCACCCGCGACCCCTGGCTCGGCCACAAGCTGTTCTTTTCGCACCGGATGCCGGACGGCGAAGCCGACTTTCACAAAGCCATCTGCGACGATTTCTGGTTCGGGCCGAGGTGGAAACAAATTCTAGGGTTTCGCGGCTGCGGTAAATCGACGATCGCCGAATCGAACATCGCCTTGTCCGCCTGCCTGCGCGTCTTCAAGAACCTCCTGATCATCGGCAGCAGTGAAACAAGAGCCGCCGAGAGGTTGGCCGTGGTGGCCTACCAACTGGAGATGAATGAGGCGCTCTCCATGATTTTCGGGGCGCAGCGCGTCCCCGGCAACACCTGGACCACGACCAAACTGGTCCTGTCGTCCGGGCACTGCATCCAGGCCTTGGGCAGGGATCAAGATATCCGCGGCATCAAGCACCAGGACTGGCGGCCCGATTGCGTCGTGGTCGACGACTTCGAGTCGGAAGAAAACGTCAGAACGCCGGAGGCGAGGCGGGCGACATTGGCTTGGTTCGTCGGCCAGTTATTGCCCGCCTGCGAGCCATCCGCCCGGGTCATCGTCAACGGCACGGTCTTGGACGAGGAGAGCGTGCCGATGCTGCTGTGGAAACAGGACCACTGGCCGACCCGGATGATCCCGATCGAGTATCTGGACCCCTCCGGGGAGCGGGCCGCCGCGTGGCCCGCCCGCTTCTCATTGCCGTGGATAGATGACAGGAAAAGGACCTATTCCCGCCTCGGCCAACTCTACACCTGGAACGCCGAGTACATGATGCAGGCGAGGTCGGCGGAAACAATGGTGTTTGCGAGGGAGCAGTTCCGCTATCTGCAGGATGACGATTCGCGGGCGTCCCGCTCGTACCACGCCTGCTATGCGATGATCGACCCGGCCCGCACCACGAACCGCAACAGCGCCACCACCGGCTGGGCGGTGTGGTCGTGGCAAGCGCATAGATTAATCGTGTGGGCGGCGGGAGCCGGCCAGATGCTCCCCGACGAGATCTTAGACCTCGTCTTCACGATCGATGCCGAGTTTTCGCCGGTCTGGATCGGAGTCGAGGAAGACGGCCTCAATCAGTGGCTGTTGCAGCCGCTTCGTCACGAGCAGGTGAAACGTGGTATCTCGGTCCCGCTCAAAGCCTTACGTGCGCCACGCTCTAAGCTTGATTTCATACGTGGCCTGCAGCCCTTCTTCGAGGCGCGCGAGGTTATTTTCGCGAAACCGCTGCACGATCTTGAGGAACAGCTACTTTCGTTCCCGACCGGCAGGATCGATGCACCGAACGCGCTCGCGTATGCCTTGCCACTTCGGCCCGGTGCGCTGATCCACGACAACTGGACCGAGGCCCATGTCGCCCACGAGGTGATCCCCGATGCACGCCGACCCCTTTATCTGGCAGCGAACGCCACCCGCACCACGACGGCTGCTGTCCTGGTCCAGTATGTGGACGGTCAACTCCGGGTCCTGGCCGACTGGGTCAAAGAGGGCGAACCGGCGGAAGTGGTGGCGAGCATTGCTGCCGAAGCCAGCCTCGCCGCCGATGGCGACTACCGACCCGCCGCCAAAACCCGATCCTGGACCGAGGCCCTGAAAGGACCGCTCGCCCGTCTGCAGTGGACCGCCCAGCCGATCCGCTGGGTCACCCCCATCCACCACCGGGACCGTTACAACAATGTCGGCCTCAATCAGGCTATCGGCCATATTCCCGCCACGCTCGTATCTGGTGCGGTGGAGGCGGGAGGACGGCAGGCCCTGCGAGAGCAGCTTGCAAAATCTGTTAGAGGCGTACCGGCCGTTTCTGTCTCCCGCGCGTGCCACTGGACTCTGCGCGCTTTTGCGGGCGGCTACTGTCGTGCCCTACTCCGAGGGAACCGCCTCGCCGACTTCGCCGAAGAAGGCCCCTACCGCGTCCTGATCGAAGCCCTCGAATCCTTCGCCGGCATCATGGCGAGACCCATGCACGACACCGATGACGACGAGGATAACCGCCAACCCTACGCTTATGATAAGAACGGGAGGCGCTATCTGAGCGCGATGCCGGCACGGTGACCGGAGGGTGCGCGTTTACGCCTTATATATAAGGAGTCTCTCATGGCGACCTCGTCCAGCAGCAGCAGCTACAGCACGCCCGCCGCAGCGCCGAAATCCACCAGCCTCTCCGACGCCTCGAACGCCGACCTCACCCTGGCCCTCCTCGGCCACCTGATCGAATCGGTCGACCACGTCGCGACGATGGTGCCCTCGACCGCCGGTCTCCACCCGCGCGTCCGCACCATGACCGCCGCCTTCAAGGCCCTCAAGGACAGCCTGCACCCGCCGCCGCCAACGCAGATCGACGTGCCTGCCGTCACCCCGATGACCGCCACCGTCGGCGACGCCCTGACCTGCACCACCGGCAACTGGGAGGGCGAGCCCAGCGGCTATGCCTACCTCTGGTCGAACGGCGCGACCGGCGAGAGCTACACCACCGTCGCCGCCGATGCCGGGACATCCCTTAGCTGCACCGTGACCGCCACCAATGCCGCAGGCAGCACGGTGGCGGCGACCAGCAATGCCGTCCCGGTCTCGGCCGCCGCAGGGGCGATGGCCGCCACCGCTTCCACCAGTTCATCCGCGTCCGCCGAGAAGAAATAACCTCGTGGCGAAGGCCCCGGGCCCACCCTGGGAGCACGACATCGAGGTCTTGCGCGACGAGATGCTCGACCGCGACCGCGACCTATTGCGGGTCTTGATCCGCCTGTTGCAGGTCGTCGAGGCTCTCGCCGATCAGGTGCCGACCGCCGGCAACCTGGCCGACCGCTTGCGCCGCGTCACCGTCGATTTGGAGGCTTTGCAATCGTGATGCGCGGCGGGACGCTGTTTTCCGGCATCGGCGCCCCCGAGTGCTCGTCCCCCGGCATCGACTGGCGCTGGGCCGCCGAGATCGACCCCTTCGCCTGCGCCGTCCACGCCGCCCGCTTTCCCAACGTCACCAACCTCGGCAACGTACTGGAGATCGACTGGCATGCAACTGAGCCTGTGGATCTTGTCATCGGAGGACCACCCTGTCAGGACTATTCCGTCGCCGGCCAACGAGCCTCTCTCGGCGGCGCGCGCGGCGACCTCACGCTCCAATACGCCTACGCAATCGACGCAATCGGCCCTGCCTGGAGTATTACGGAAAACGTCCCCGGCTGGCTCAGCACGCCCGACAATGCCTTCGGAGCTTTTCTGGGAATATTGGTCGGCGCAGATGCCCCCCTCGTTCCGGGCCGCGGCCAACGCTGGACCGACGCGGGTGTGGTTGCTGGACCCCGGCGAACCGCAGCGTGGCGCATCCTCGACGCTCAGCATTTCGGCGTTCCCCAGCGCCGCCGACGAGTGTTCGTCGTCTCTGTCCGAGGTGCTGGAAACTGGGCCTGTGCCGCCGCGCTATTTCCTCTCCGCACGAGCCTGCGCCGGGATACTGCGCCGCGCCGAGAGACGCGGGAAGACATTACCCCAATCCTTGAAGCAGGCGCTCGAACAGGCAAGTCAACCGACGACCCGCGCGCCGGGATAGGCATCGGCGCTCCAGGCGATCCGATGTTCAGCCTCCAGGCCGGCAAGCAGCACGCCATCGCCAACGCCGTGCTGACGCCCAACGGCGGGCGAGGCGGCGTCGGCTGCGGGGCCGTCGCCTTCCAGGCCAACCACGGCGGGCCGCACGGCCGCCTCGATTTCGAGAGCGAGACGTTCGTCGCATGCGGGCGCGGCGGCGATGTCGCCGCTACCCTGCAAGCCGCAGTCGGCGGCAACGGCAATGCCGGCAACGGCTCCGAGATGATCGTCGCCCACAGCCTGCGCGCGGACGGCTTCGACGCCTCCGAGGACGGCACCGGGCGCGGCACGCCGCTGATCGCCGTGCCGATCAAGAAGCCGCACGGCAGCGGCGGCAACGGGGCCAGGCGCAACGCCATCAATGGCAATGACGGCGACCCGATGTTCGCGCTGGATCGGGATAGTCAGCATGCCGTGATGACCCTCGCGATACGCGGCCGGGGCGACAGCCACGACCTCGAATACCGCGACGACGGCATCGCCAACGCCGTGCTGCAACCGGGCGGCGGCCGAGGCGGCGTCGGCGTCGGGGCAATCGCCTTTCACCAGAACGTCCGCTCCGAAGTCCGCATCACCGATGTGATGGGCGCGCTCAATACCGGCGGCGGCAAGCCGGGGCAGGGCTACCCGGCGATCGCCTTCCAATCGAAAGCATCTGCGCATCAGAGCATGAACCCGCAGGCAATCACGCCGGGAATAGATGTCGGCAAAAGTGATGGGCTTGCCGTGCAGCAGGGCATGTCGGTGCGCCGCCTTACCCCGGTCGAGTGCGAGCGCCTCCAGGGCTTCCCGGACGGCTGGACCGACGTGACCTACCGCGGCAAGCCGGCCGCTGACGGCAACCGATACCGCGCCATCGGCAACAGCATGGCGGTGCCTTGCCTCAAATGGCTGATCGAGCGCATACAATCGGCCGACGCGGCATCCCGCGAACTCTCGGAGGCGGCGGATTGAGCGACGCTCGCGATATGGAAACTCCCGAGTTTCCCGGCGATACCGACGAAATCGAGGAAACCGGCAAGCCGTTCAGCCGCGACCGCGACCTGCTCGGCCGCAAGGATTCCAAGCTCCGCAAATACCTCGACAAGCTCTTCGACCAGATCATGCGCGGCTGGCAGGACCAGGCCAACCGCTCCGACAACCAGATGGACTGGTGGGACACCTATTTCTGCAAGCTCAACCGTAACCAGTTCTACGACGGCAACGCCGAGATCTACGTCCCGATCATCCGTGACGCCATCAACGCCCGGGCGACAAGGTTTGTTAACCAGTTGTTCCCGGCATCGGGCAGGTACATCGACGTAACGACATCCGACGGTAAGCAGCCGTGGGAGATCATCGGGCTGCTGTCGCACTACATCCGTCAGGGCAAACTGAAGACCAAGGTCTTCAAGCCACTGTCCCGCAACGGCGACATCGAGGGGCAATACAACCTCTACGTCGACTGGCGGGAATACGAGCGTCAGATCGTTTCACGTGAAACACACGCGCCGCAGGTGTCGATGCCGGGCGCCTCGCCGGTGGATCTTCCCGACGAACCGGACATCCCCGACATCGTCGAGGAAGACGTCACCGAGGGCTGCCCGGTTTGCGAGGTCTTGCACGATGCCGATGTTCTGGTGTCCCCGGCGACCTCGGATTCGATTGACGAGGCGTTGGAGGTTGGTGGCTTTGTCGTCATCGCTCGCCGCTGGACCGAGGAGAAGGTCAAGGCGATGGCCGCTGCGGGCGAGATCGACGACGGCGAGGCCGACGATCTCTGCGAGCAGATGACCGTCGAGGCCGACAAGAAGACGCCCAACCCCGAGAAACGCATGGTCGAGGCGGTCGGCATCCAGGAGCGCGGCAAGGTCGTCCTGGTCTGGGAAGTCTGGCACAAACTCACCCTGAACCAGCGAGGGGAGTTTGCCGGGCGAGGCACGGGACAAAAAGGCGGGCGGCGGCGTCTCTGCCGCATCTGGTTCGGCCCGGATAGGGCCGCGCTGGGCGCGAAACGCAACCCGTTCTGGAACGACAGGTGTCCGTTGCTATCGGAACCCGTCGAGAAGCAATCCGGCTCGTTCAAGGGTCAGTCGCTCGTCGAACCCGTCGCCTCGATGCAGTACGAGGCGAACGACGCCGCCAACGAGATGGCCGACGCCGACCACTACGGCGCATTGCCGATCGTCGCGGTCGACCCCGATTTCGCCGGGCAAGCGCCGCTGATCATGAACGTCGCGGCTATCTGGCAGGTTAAGCCCGAATCGGTCAAATTCATGGAGTTCCCCGATCTCGGCCAGCGCGGTCTGCGCCGCATCCAGGCGGCGATGGCGGCGATCATGCGATCGCTCGGCGTCAACCCGGCGATGATCACCAGCCAGTCCTCCGGCAAATTGAACCAGGCCGAGATCGCCAACGAGCAGCAGGTCGATCTACTGACGACGGCAGAAGCGGCCAGCGTCCTCGCCGACGGCATCGGCACCCCGATGCTCGGCTGGATGGTGGACCTCGACCACCAGTTCCGCGACGCCGACCTCACCATCCGCCAGTACGGAATCATGGGCATCGAGGCCAAGATGATGGATGTCGCGCCATTGCAGAACAGACACCGCTACCTGTTCTCCTGGTGCGGGGCCGAGGAGGCCCGGCTCAACATCGCGATGCAGCAGCAAGGCACGGCGTTCATTAACGTCGCGCGTGGCCTGCGGCAGGAAATACAAGCAGAAGGGTATCAGCTACGCCTAGGGCCGATGCTGGAGAAGGCCGCCCTCAACATCTTCGGGGCGCAGACCGGCTCGCAGACCCTGATCGACATGCGGCACACCATGTCGATCCCGCCGAACCAGGAGAACGAGTTGCTGGAAGACGGCTTCGATCTGCCGGTCCAGCCGCTCGACCAGGATCTCGAACACCTGAAGGCGCACCAGCCCTTGATGCAGACAGGTGATCCGCACGGCGTCGTCCGCATGCACATCGCATTGCACCTGAAGCAGCTCCAGGCCAAGCAGCAGATCCAGATGCAGCAGGCGGCGATGCAGTCGATGCAGCAGCAAGGCGCTCCCGGTGTGCCGGGCGGGGCCGGCCCCGGTGTCGCCGGAACCCCGCGGCCGCCGATGGGACCGGGCATGCCGCAGGCCGGCGTCGCCCCGGCCGGGCCAAGGCTTATGCGCGGACCGCCCGGCATGATCCGCCCGGACAACCTGCCGCTGCAGATGCCGCGTAGAAATTGACCGAGGCTGAAGAGATCGCCTTGCTGACCGCCGAACGCGACGAACTCTATGCCGCGCTGGAAGCGGCCGTGACGGTGTTCGGCTTCGATCTAAAGCGGATGGTCGAGTTCGGCCCCGATTACAATCAAGCGGTCAAGGACGCCTTCGATCTGTGCGTTGCCGCTCTCGCGAAGCCTCGATGGCGCTATTACACTAGATTTCGTCTAGTTTTCTAAGTGTTGCCATGCATTTTCTGCAAATTGGATTGTTGTAGTCTTCTTCCAGCATGGCTTTTTTGAATTCCGAAATTGTTCTTACGCTTCTTCTGGTAGAATAGTTCTGTCTGAGACTGCCGCATACCGCAATACCGTCGTATGCATAGGAAAAGTGTATTTTAGGTATTGTCATTGTTATTTCCTCTTCCGCCTAAATTGGCAAATTCGCCGCTTGTCAGCGGCGCTATTTTAGATTGTTTCATCATCGTTTATTGATACGCTGCCATCTAAGATGCCGGCCAGCCTCGCCGAGATCCTGAAGGAGATCGACCGGGCGTATACCGGCAAGAGCACGATGGAATTGCTGGCGGAATTGCCGAAGAAGCGAAAGCCCGGCCGTCAGCCTGGGTGGAGGAAGCCGGTTAAGGTTGCCGATCCAGACTCCCCGGAAGCTCGTGGTATTCAACCCTCAAAGCCTGGGGATGACGATTATGTCGTTCCTGATTACTCGACGGTGACCGAGGCCGAGGCGATCGCCAAGTTCTGCGGCGCGCAGTTCAATCATCGCCACCACATCGTTCAGATCCAGAACGGCGGGCTGAACAAGCCTATCAACTTGGTCCTGTTGTGCAAATCCTGCCACCGCGAAGTTCATCGCGGTTGACATTCTGACGATTTCCTGTTCCACAGGAAGTCTGAGTGGTGCGGCGTAACCCACCCCGGATTCGTCCGGTTATCGCATCGCGGGTCGTACCCCGCTGGAGTGCCGAATAAATGTCCGACCGGCGTGAATCGTCCCCTGACGACAGGCTTGACCGTGGCGAAATCGACGATCCCATCGATACCGAAATTGCCGACGATCTCGACGAAGACATCGAAGATCCCGGCGATACCGACGACGATGCCGAAGCCGAAGAAGCTCGCGATCCAGGCGACGACGAAGGAGGGCCTCCTGAACGAAGCCGGGAGCGGCCTCGGTCGCGTGGCGAATCCAGGGTCCAAAGGCTTGCGAACGAAGCGCGTGATCTAAGGAGGCGTCTAGAGGAGGTAGAGCGCGGCAGGAGTCAACCGCAACAACAGGCCGACCCCTACGCGGGAGCGAGGGCCGAGCAGGAGTTCGTCGCCTCGCTCGAACTGATGTCGCCATCGCAGGCGATGATCGCGGTCAGGGATCGCGAACGGCAGATCATGGGAGCGGCGCTGCAGCAGCAGCAGGCGACGCTCCTCGACCGGCAAGACCGGCGGGACTGGGAGCAGTCCTGCCGCGACAACAGGACCAGGGCGCGACTCGCGCCGCAAGTGGAGCAGATGGTCGCCGACGCGCGGCGACAGGGCAATTTCAACCTGGATCGAGAGACCGCCTACAAATATGCGCTGGGTGACGAGATCGACAGACGAGGCAGAGCGGAAGCGCCACGACAGCGCGCCGCCGCCCAACGTCGCGTCGCCAGTCAGACCACCCGGCCCGGCAATGGCCGCGGCGATGCTCCGCGCGGCAATGCAAGGCGCGACCAGGCTTCCGAAGACGAACGACTCCTCCGCAGCATCACGATCGCAGACCTTTAGCGGGGGCGCCGCCCCCAGCACGATGGGGGCCTAAATGGCGTCGAGCACGAATACCTCAGTCCAATACGCTGCCGCCGTCCGTCGTCAGCTCTCCCGTGACGTTCTGCCGCTAACCGTCAGATACCTTGTCGCCTACCAGTTCGCCGACAAGAAAACGATGGAGAAGGGCAACGGGGTCACCTGGACCGCGACCCGCTTCAATCGTATCCCGCTCCCCGCAGCGCCTCTTTCCGAAGGCGTGCCGCCGGTCGGCTCCGCACTGACGATCAGCCAAGTAACCGGCGTCGCCCTGCAGTGGGGCGACAAGATCACCGTCACCGACGTGGCCCAGACCACCACGCCGATGGACCTGATCCAGCAGTCGAAGCGGCTACTCGCGGTCCAGGTCGCCGAGACGTATGAAAGGAATACGTTCCAGGCGTTGATGGGCGGAGCCCAGGTAAATTACGTCAATACCCGCGGCTCCCGCGCCGCGCTGGTCGCCGGCGACGTGATGGACCCCAACACCATCGGCCGCACCTACGCCGATCTGGAGAATCTGGGCGCTCCGTTTTACAACGGCCAGACCGAGCCCACCGTCCAACGCTCCATCGAATCGGGCGCGCAAAAGAGCTCGAAAGGCCCGATGGACAGCGAGCACTACGTCGCCATCACCAGCCCCTTCGTCGAACAGGATCTCCGGCAGAACCCAACCGTCGTCCAAGCCTGGAGCTACAGCGACGTAACCCGCCTCTACATCAACGAGATCGGCTACTGGGGCGGCATCCACTTCGTCAAATCCAACATGATGCCGTCGTGGACCGGCGTCGCCCAGGTCAACGGCACCCCCGGCACAGGCTCGCTCGGCGCCGGAAACTATGTGATCCAGGTGACCGGCACCGACTCCCTCGGGCAGCGCGGCGAGACGCTGGTCTACCAGTATTCCGCCGCAGTCGCCGTCGTCGCCGGCGGCATCAACGTCACCCTGCCCAGCACCGCCGGCTACACCTACACCGTCTATATCAGCGCCTTGGGCGGCACGACCGCAGTCAACCTCGGACTGTCGACTTCCGGCCCGACCACCGGCCCGCTCGCCGGCCAAGCCACCCAACTCGCCCCCGGCGCCGCCGTGGTGATTACGGGAATTGGATTGTATCAGATTCCCCCCGCAGCGCCCTCGACCGGAGTAACCGTATACCCGACATTCGTGTTCGGCTCCGATTACTTCGCCTGCCTCAAGTTAGAGGATGTATCGTGGACGAGTTTGTTTGACGCCGATAAGAGCGACCCCTTGAATCAGCTCCGCGTGGTAGGCTGGAAGTATTTTTCCGGGCATTGCATCTTGAACCAAAACTTTGGTTGCCGCATCGAGTCAACCGTTTCAAATACTGGAGTTTTTGGATAGGTAGCGGATAGCGGAGGCCAATATTTCCACGTTGTGTTGGAGGTTGCCGATCCCCGTGTTGCATCTGTTGCACAGGAGTCCGCGTACTTGTTTGGTGTCGTGACAGGAGTATTTCCATGTATGTAGTGAGAACGTACACTGACGTGTGTTGGGTTGGTGATGGCACCGCCAGCGCCCAGTTGGGTCAGGCCCAGAGCAACCAGCCCGGCTACGGCGCGGCGCAGGGACCTGGCCCCGCGCCTCTCGCTCAGACGCTGCGGTTGCAGGAAATGGAGTTCGTCCCCGGCGGCGATGCTCCAAGCGCGGCCAATTTCAACACGGCGTTTGTTGCGGCGGCTGCCGCGATGAACACGCTGATGCAGACCGCAGGAGCGTATTCCGGTGGAACGCAAACGCCTCTTGCAATCGCTCAAGGCTGGGCCTCGGGGAATCCCTAGGCTCTCGGTTACGTGCCTGCCCTGCGCAGGGACCGGGCTGACAGACCGTCCGGTCCTTGAGGCGTTGATGCACGGCAATTGGGTATCGCATCTGTTTGCGAAGGAAATCTGTTCCCGATGCGGCGGCAGCGGCAAAGTCCCGCTAGACCCTCGCGCCGTAAAGGAGACATAACGTGGCACTCCGAACCTTGGGCAGTACCACAACCACGCGGCTTCCCTGCCTGCCGGCCTGGGCGGCTAACCTGCTCGCGGCCGACGTCGCCAGTATCGGCCAGGCGGTCCTGCTCGATAGCGAGGTCGCCGCCATCCTTGGCGGCTACGGGCGCGGCCCCACCGCCGTCCTCGCCACCGGCACCACCGCAGCCAGCACTGCCGTGACCACCCTCGCCTTTGTCTCCGGGGCGCCATTGTCGCAGATCCGGGTCGGCGATCTGGTGCTCGGCGACGGCATCGTCCCCGGCACCTTTGTCTCCGTCTACGGCGGCAGCACCACCGCCACCCTATCGAAGGCGGCGACCGCAGGCGGCGCCGGCACCAGGCTGATCTTTGCGCGCCCCGACCCGGCTGCGCCCAACATCTCGCTCAACGACGCCTCGCTCTACATCCCGCAACGCGGCGTCCTCAAGGTTCTCCCCGGCGACATCGTCGCGGTCGACAACACCGGCTGGCCGATCCTCGTCTCGGGCGCATCCATAGGCTACGCCGGTACGGATTGGACGCTCACCTGATGAGTAATATCGATATCAAGATCGAGTGGACCGCCAGGATCGTCGGCAAGGACGCTCCGATGGAGTGCGCCGAGACGATCACCTTGAGCGACCTCGCCGAGGGGCCGGAAGCGATGCGGGCGGCGCTCAACGATGCCGGGCGCATGGTCGCGGCCAAATTGCGCGAGGTGATGATCGATGGCTGAGATCGCCATAGACAAGGACGTGCCATTGCCGGACGACGAGGCCGGGCGTGTTCAGGAGATGCTGGAGCGGACGCTTGAGGAGCCGTCGGCCGATCCCGAGTCGGAGGTTGCCGCGTGGCGCGCCGAGAAGCTGGAGGGCATCGACCCTGCCGTCGCCGAACTGATCACCGACGCCGAACTTGAAGAGATCGAGCGCGAGGAAAGGGAAGTAGCCCAGGCGCAGCGCAAGAAGAAGGCGCTGGCCTCGGTGCGCGAGGCGATGAAGCAGAAAGCCAGGGTCGAGAACAATCTGGTCTCGGCCAACGTCCTGCTCTCCGATGCGGAGAAGAAGCGCCGCAATGCGCAGACCACTTTCCGCATCAACCTGCCGCGCGGCGGTGGGGCGCTGGGCCTGCGCGTCGACGGCTTCCTCTACCAGCAGGGGACCACCTACACCCGCCCGGTCGCCGTCGCCGAGTCATTGGCGAACCAGCACTACCGGGTGTGGCTGGAGGAGATCAAGCTCACCACCCTCGACCAGCACAAACGCGGCAACAGCGCCGTCGAACTGGCCGGGCAGAAGATCCCGCCCTTCTACATCGACGAGGGCCGCTGATGCCGTTCAACCAGCACGTCCAGGTCGACGCCGAACTGGGGGGGATGAAGATCACCCTGGTCAACGAATCGACTGCGCCGGAAGACCGCGACGGCGTCCTCGACCAGTTTGCTCAGTCGATCGGCCGCCAGAAGGCCAAGATCGATCTCGGCATGGCGATCCAAAACCTGCTCAACACCAAGCGGGACATTGTCAACTTCCCGACCCGCATCGCCGAGTTTAGCAAGACACGCGCCCTTGAACGCATTCGGATGCGCGATGCGTGGGAGCAGGCGCATTTCAACGCCGGCAAGCGCGCCGAGTTCGCCCCCAGCCGGGCGCAGCTTCAAGCCCTGAAGGACTTCGACGCCGGCACGGCGACCAAGGTGGCCGAGTTCGAGGGCAATTTGGAGTCGGCGAAGCAGATCATCGCCATCCACGAAGCCTCGATCGAGCGGTTGCGCGGCTCGATCCGCGGCGAGGACCAGGACGAGTACCGATTGAAGGAGGCCGCCGCAGTCGAGTTGCTAGCGGCGGAATGATTTGCTCAGCGCAAATCAAATCATCCAACAGGCCGCACAGGACACCCACGCTCCGGGTTTTGTCACGCAGGGTCTCGTCAAGCTGCAGGCGATCCTCGATGAATTGTGCCTGACCGAGGATTTCAGTGTCGCGAGGGGCGTCTACTACTTCAATCTCAACCCCACCCTGATCACGACGATCGCGGGCTTCACCAATTTCGGCGGGCCTTATCCGCTGCCGCTCGATTATTTACGCACCTCCGGCAGCTCCGGTGAGGATGGGCGGCAGACGGGGTTCTTCTACGTCTACAACGGGGTGCCGTACCCGTTGATCCCGGTCGATCTCGGCCGCGGCGACATGCTGGTGCAGCAGCCCGGCCAGCAAAGCCTGCCCTACCTGTTCTACACCGACATGGCGACCGAGACGACGGCGCAGGACCGGATCGCCGGCAATGGCCTCGTCACCACCACCCTCGGCTCCCCCACCATCACCGTCATCGACAATGTCACCTATCTAAAGATGATGGTCGGCATGGGCGTCTCCGGCCTCGGCATCGCCGCCGGCTCGCAGATCGTCGCCGCCCCCGGGTTCCCGACCCTGACCCTGTCATTGCCGGCCACCGGCACCTTCCCCGGCTACACCTCCTCCTGCATGTTCGGCACAGCGCCCAACGCCTATGTCTGGCCCGGTCCCTCGGGCGCGTTCCCGACCACCCTGCGCTACCAGCGCCTGATGCCGCCGATCCAGGACCAGAACCGCGTCCCCTGGTTCCCCGACCAGATGTATCTGCTGACCCGCCTCGCCGCCGAGTTGATGGCGACGACCGACGACCAGCGGCGCGACAACTTCCTCGCCAATTCCGACCGCCTCCTCGGCCGCTACCGCAACCGCGCCGACGACAAGACCAACCGGGCTCAGGTTGTGCAGCTCGATTTGCAGCGGTTCCGGCAGGGGCGGCACAGTACCTGGGGAAATTTATCGAACACGAAGACGACCGGCTGGTGATGCGTGCCATTGCGCAACACCAAACCCCTCACCATCCGCCCCGTCGGGATAACGGATAGCCTCGACGGCACGAATCAGCTTGGTCCGGGCAGCATGGCCTCGCTGCAGAATCTGGTGCCGGCGCCGCACACCCGCTCGATCATGGTGCCGAGGCCCGCCTCCACCCTGGTCACCGACTTCGACCCACCCTTTACCGGCCCGCTGCATGGCGAGGCGCTTCTCGTCGTCGGCCCGCGCTATTACGGCATGATCGCCACCGGCCGCTTCCCCGGCCGCTCCGAGCCGTTTGCCTACGATTCCGAAACCAACGCCTTTGTCACCATACAGGGCGTCGCCGCCGACAATACGCCGCTGACCCAGCCGACCACCGGCGACTGGATACCACCGACGATGGCGCAGGTCGGCGGCCGGGTCATCGTCACCCACCCCGGCTTTGCCGATCTCGGTACGCCGAACAAGTATTTCGGCGTCATCGACATGACCGGCGGCAGCATCTCCGGGCTCGCCACCCTCAACGGCACCACCACGATCATCGGCGGCCCCGCCCTCTACTTCGCCCAACCGGGCTGGGTCATCACCGGCCTCGACGTCCCGGCCGGCACTACCGTCGTCGCGACCAGCCAGTTGTTTCTCGCCCGAACCGGCGACACTCACTCCAACACCACCCTCGATAATCTCTCCGGCATCATCTATGTCGGGATGACCGTCGATGGCCCCGGCATCGTCCCCGGCACCACCATCGCGGCGGATCTAGGGGCCGGCGCGTTCCAACTGAGCATCGCCGCAACCGCGACCGCAGTCGGGGTCAGCCTCGCCCTCGAGGGCGCGACCATCACGATGTCGCAAGCGGCGACCGCCGGCGCCGTCGAGAACGTCGCGATCAACGGCGGCAATTTCCTCGCCCCGCTCTGGGCCGCCATC